CTCCACCCGAAGCTCGGCTTTTCAGCCTTGCGTATAGGAAAAGGCCGCGATTAAATCCACGGCCCGAGATCGTACCACTGCTGAACCAGGCTATTCACGAGTTTAAACCGAGTCCTACCGTTAAGAGGAACAGAGTTATATCCCTCTTGGGTAGAAGGTCGGAGAAAACTCGCGATCGCTTGGAGCCTAGTACGGCGTTCATCAGAAACTCTCTCGAGGTTCCGATACACGACGTTTGCTACGTGCTCGCGGAAACCAAAATCAAGGTCTCCGTCTGCGCGCAACTGCCAAAGAGCAGCTAGTAAATAGCCGATCGTATCGTCGTAGTAAGTTTTACTTACCTCCACCACGTTAGGAGCGGAAAAAGGAGCGGGCTGATAACCCGCGCCAATTCCCTTTCTAACGCGACTAGGGGTAGCCTCATCAAAGTTCGAGATGAAACCACCATCTCCTAAACCTTCAGGAATCCGGAAGCGTAAAGCGACCGGAACCGAAAGATAAAGGAGCTCAAACGTTCTCCGGAAGCGAGCATCACAGCCAATTCTTGCGTTTTGGCGATGAGCGAGCCGACGGACTGCGTTTGCTAGGCGGAAAACCGCTGGAACCGAGTCAACTCTATCTTTAAGATAGATTGGCTTGACGTCGATGCCTGAGAAGAAATGAGCACCACAGCTCTCCCTAAACGTTGAGTCGAAGTGACTCTTTTTAACGTTTACGCGAAAGCCATAGAAACTCATCATCTCAGAGAACACCTCGTAGCACGCAGTGGGGATAATAACATCGTCCCCATATGCGCTCACATCAGATGAACTGAGTGAGAGATAATCTGCGCAGCAAGTTGCTACCGCGTAGAAAATCAAGGACTCAAGTTGAAATGTGAAGCCGTTCCCCATACTGGAGAACTTCTCCCACTTCACTTGGGCCCCGCTACGAGTGCCGTAATGAGATCGACAGGCATCCAAAAGCATCCACCATCGACGAGGAAGCAATTCCTCGACGACGGAGGACGCAATGGAATCGCTAGCTGAAGATAGATCAATAGTTGCCAAGGATTGGGTCTTACTACCAATCCGAGCCAGCTGCTGGTTTCTCTCCTGATAGCGTAAGTCGACCCCATACCGGCGGAGGCGCTTACCAATCATGTCGCCAACCGATTTCTGGAACCATAAATTGATCCCAGGCTCGACGGCGATAACTCGATTGGTTGACGCATCCTTCGGTACAGTGATCACCTTATTCCCAACTTGAAAATTCGGAAATCCCGAATCGACAAGCTGGTACGCCCAAAGAGGATAACAAACCTCCAGGGTTTCCCAGGGAATAAGGCTGTACAGATCACGCGTGATCCCGGTTTCACACCGGAACTTCTTGACTGGACTGGCTTCCCTACGTTTTATCAACGTAGAGGCACCAGGACCCCAGTTAGGCATCTCGAAGAACTCATCAGCCGAAAAGTCGCCAAGGATCTTATCTATTTTACGAATGACTGCGTTATGCAGCCAAACGGCACGGCCCTTGAATAAGGGGTCGGCAGATAAGTCCCTAAAACGACGATTCGTCTGCTTGCAAAGAAGTTCAAACTCATCGAACTTCTTCAACGCCACTTCGTCCAAATCGTAGTCTAGGGTTAACCCCTTAAACTTCGACAAGAACTTGGTAGCGCAGTAAGCAGATCTAAGGTCTACGAGTGAATTGTAGTCCTTAGGATTGAACTCGAGTTTTGCTAGCTGCTCATGCTCCATATTGCTATGAAGCAAGAAAACAGTTAGCGCTCGAGGACAATCAAGAGCTGACAAGTACTCAGAGATAACCGAGGATTCCAAACCCTCGGGAACGCGGTAACTCGCGATTCCTTTATGGAATCGACCACCGTGCTTCTTAGAAGACATGGTAAGCTCCTAGAGTTCAGCCTGCGATCGTCTACTAGGTTTTAATTAGTAAACGGTTTCGAACGTCGTGACAGCGCTTTCCAGCGGCGACCCCGTTGAATCAGTGGGGGTACCGTCGGAGGCGTTCACGGTTCGAGCGAAGAGGCTAGCAGTCCGGCTAAAGAGCGTTTGACGCTCCAGCAAGGTGCTTCTCTCCGGCAGGAAGAACTCCATGATACTCGCGCACTTGTACGCCAACGTCGGCGCCGGCTGAATACCGGTCATCGTCGAGGCGGACGTCTGCTCGAGAGTCGGGAGCTCGAGTTTCGCCTGAACTTTGAAGATACGGCTCGCCTTAGTAGGCGGACGTACCGACATCGTCAGGCGCGGATAACCGATAGCAATACCACCGCTACGGTCATGCCACTCCGCGACACCCAGAGGGGAAATCCCTTGGGGGCTCAGAGTAGAGTCGACACCGACCGTCGCACTCGTCGTAAGACGAGCAAGCGAATGGTCGAGAATGCCGCTCAGTTTCACTGCCGCAATAGCGGACATGTGAGTACTTCCTTTCTAAAGATTGGAAACCATCAACCTCTATTACGAAAGAACTGAGTCAGAAGAGCGATTGCGTTCTGAGCTCTTACCCCGCCAGACAGACCGCGTAGATTAACAGAAGGAATGGTCAAACTAGGAAACTCTGTAAGAGCTACCCGGTTAAGCCATATCTGTTGCTCACGGTATGCGGCTTGGTAATTGACCTGAACGGTCGGTTCACCTGAAACAGCACCATTGTAACTGATGGCAGAATCCATTCGAACCCTCGTAAAGTTGGTCCGGCCGCCACTGACGAACTCCAAACCCTGAAACGCTGTTAGCGATTCAAGGTAGGGGCCAATCGGTAGAAACCAGTCCGCTACGAAGGAGAATGGGAGAATTTCCCACGCGAGGTTAAGTGGGTTTGTGAAGCCCGTTTGTGCAGCAAAGGCAAGGCCCGGATTGGATTCCCGGTACCGGATAACGAACTTGGTCTTAGTTTGGTTCAGGAAGGTAGTTTTCCCTGAATTACTAAAACCTATAAGCGCGTTCCCGGGTGGGAAGTCAACCGAGTATTCCTTCAATGCACTAGCGGAACTGCGAACGCTCCGGACGAACGAACCAACGTTTGTTAACGTCGGAATCGCTTGCAAAGTCCCCTCGATATCGCTCAGAAGAGGCTTCCACCCGTACTGCAGCTCGAGCC